CATCGTAGACTCATCCGAAGCTTCGGCAAAATATAACGACGTAGCTTTCAACAATAACAGATTAGTTCAATTCTATAAATGCGTTCAGAAATCAAAGAACGAAAGAAAAGAAATAGATAAGTGTTTAGCTGGTATTGAATGAGAAAATTCAAAGAAATTTTGAAGGATAAGCAAGTAAAGAAGGAAGCCGTAAAAAAGCTTCCTTCTTTCAAGACTGTTGACTTCAGAACCCCAAAAAAGATTGATGAAAAAGTGCATGGTGATTCTGACTATTATGGGTTAGATAGCTCTCGCTACTCTAAAAGAGAAGTGACGGGTCTTGAATTAGAAAAACATCACGTGTTGGAAGACCATGGCGGACACATTGGTCACTATACAATCGAATCTCACCATTTGAATTCTCACTTGTTTGAAAACAAAGGCAAGCATGAGCACTATTATGATAAGATGGTAAGCCACTTGGATAAACATTTATCATCTCATGCAGCTCATAAGGATTTTCATGTTTACTCTGGTCTTTACGACAAACCAGAGGCTGGAACCTATCAACATCACGGATATATGAGTTCTTCTCTACATCCTCATATTGCTGGCGGATATAGTAGGTCGGCGGCCAAAGATCCCAAGGCTGGCAATCACATACTAAAAATACATATTCCGAAAGGTTCTAAACATGGTGCTTATATCGCCCGCCATTCAGAGTTTCCTGATGAAAGAGAATTCTTATTAGGCCGCGGAAAGAAATTTAAAATACACCCTGAGCCAGAGAAACACGGTGAAACACATATCTGGCACGCGCACATTGTAGACTAGACTTAATTTCATAGAAAGCCTATATTAAGGAATGCTCTTCCTTGAAACAAAATACATTCATCTGATTTCAAATCGTCTTGAGCGTTTCAAGAAGCAAAGAGAGAATCAGTATAATTTCAGATGCACATACTGTGGTGATTCGCAAAAGAACAAAACAAAAGCACGAGCACACTTCTATGGTGGTGACCACGAATACACCTACCATTGCCATAATTGCAGCAAACATTTATCATTCCAATCATTTCTAAAGGAATTTGATTACGCTCTTTTCTATCAGCTTTTGAAAGAGAAGTTGACCTTCGACGGCAAGTGGGTTGAGCGAGAAGAGAAGAAGCCCGAAGTAATCACCAACATCAAGATATTGGATGGACTCAAGACTATTGATGAATTAAGAGAAGGTCATCCAGTTAGAAAGTATTTAGAAAAGCGACTCATACCGCAAAAATACTATTCGATTCTTAGATACGCTCCGAAGTTCAAGACATGGGTCAACTCAATCAAACCTAAATCGTTTCAGAACCTAGACTATGAAGAACCTAGGCTGATTATTCCTTTTATTGATGGGAACAAGTTGATTGCTATTCAAGGCAGAAGTTTTGACCCTAAGCAAGAAATTAAGTATATCACTATCACACTTTCGGATGGACGAAAGGTGTTTGGTCTGGATACAGTTGATTTGGACCGAGACTACTATGTTCTCGAAGGACCGATTGATTCTATGTTCATCGAAAATTCTATTGGTATCGGCAGCTCGGCCTTATCTGATATTGGTAATAAAGATAATTGTATTCTAGTTCTGGACAATGAACCTATGAATAAAGAAATCTGTGATAAAATATCGAAGGCTATTGACCAAGGTTATCGAGTGGTGATATGGCCGACAAGCCCAGATAAGAAAGAGGATATCAATTCAATGGTAATAAAAGGACAGAATCCTTTTGAAATTATTTCTCAAAACATATATTCTGGATTAATAGCAAAAGTAAAATTCAATGAATGGAAGAGAATTTAAATGTGTATAGTTAGTAATTTGGGTGATTATGCCAAAGATAGTTGGCCTAAGAAATGGCCTGCTATTTTGCCGCCATCTAACCCACCTTGGGGTCCGTCAGCGTTTCCGAACCAACCGTATAATCCATTTCCTACTCCGACAATTAATCTACCAGAGAAAGAACTTCAAAGGCAGATTGATGAACTCAGAGAAGAGTTCAAAGCGATGAAGGAAATGCTCAAGCAAGCAAAAATTTACGACGAAAAGTTCAATGAACCTGAATGCGAACTAGACGAAAAGGTCGAGTTTCTAAAGAAGGTAGCTGTGCTTGTTGGTATTGACTTAGAAGATATTTTCGAAAGGAAAGTGTAATGGCAAGTTTTTCTAATATGAACGCAGAAAAGGTCTGCGAAGTGGTTGAAAATGCCATTCTGGATGCCTTTGGACAAAATCTTAAATCAAAGCTTCTTGAATTAGCAGAACAAGAAATTGACGAAGTGGTCCGCGAGACCATGAAAAAATTGAATGTGAGGTCAGCCTTTATGCAAGAAATGATGGGGCCTTCATTTAGAATAGACGCCAGATATAATGGCGAGAAAGTAGAACAAGAAAAATGACATCATCAATCATAGTTGATGCCCATGCTGGATGGGATATTGAAGTAACAACCAGAGAAGTTTCCGAAAAAGAATATTGGGATGCATCACAAAGAAAAGCAACCGAATACACCCAGACTGAAAGACGATTCATTGTTGAAGCAGGAACGAAACTTACTGTTCATATCTGGGACGGAAAATCAATCATTAGAATAAAAGAGATTAAGAAGTGAATTGTAAAGTAATTGCTGTTAGTCAGCCAAGAATCGAAGAATGCGCCACCGCAGAAGAACTAGTAGCCTATTGCGCTAGGGTTAGTAATCCGACAAATCAAGCGAATAAAGAGTCAAGCGGAAAGTTGGTTAAATATCTAATTAACAACCAACATTGGTCTCCATTAGAAATGGTTCATATCACTATTGAGATTGAAACAACTAGAGATATCGCACGACAGATTCTAAGACATCGTAGCTTTTCTTTCCAAGAATTCAGTCAAAGATATGCCGAGGTGGACGACACTTGGTTCACAACTAGAGAAGCTAGGCTTCAGGACCAAAAGAATCGGCAGAACAGTATCGAAACGCAAGACGACCATTTGCAAGAAATGTGGGATTTCGTTCAGAAGGATTTGAGGGAGAAAGCTGTTCTATCATATAAATGGGCTCTGAATAAAGGCATAGCAAAGGAACAGGCTCGAGTAGTTCTTCCAGAAGGTATGACTAAGTCCAGAATGTATATGGCCGGTTCACTACGTTCTTGGGTTCATTATTGTCAACTCAGAATGGGCAATGGGACACAGAAAGAGCACCGCCTGATTGCAGAAGAAATCTGGGAATTATTGTGCGAAGAGTTTCCTGCAATTTCTTCCTTGTTAGTTGATAGTTCTGAAGAAGCGAAAAAAGAAACTAACGAGACAGAATGGGTTCGTATCACCGTAAATGGTAAGAGTAGGATTTGGCCAAAAGGATCATTGATTTCTTATACAGACGTGTATGAGTTAGCATATCCAGGTCCCACTATCAGTTATGAATATTCCTGCACGTATCATGATAGAACTTTAGGAAAATCTGGAATGTTGTTTCATGGCGGCGATAAAGTTACCGTTTCTTCTGGAATGAATTTCGATATCTGCTATACTGGTAATGCTTGACTAATAAATAAAAGTCCAGAAAAGGAATAAAGATTGATTCAAGTTGTCAAGAGAGATGGTAGTAAAGAGCCTCTCAATATCGATAAAATACACAAGGTCGTCGAATTTGCTTGTGAAGGTATTTCAGGAGTTTCACCCTCCGAAGTAGAAATACAATCTAAGTTACAATTCTATAATAATATCAAAACAAATGATATTCACGAAACACTAATCAACGCAGCAGGTAAATTGATTTCGGAAGAAAGTCCGAACTATCAATTTGTCGCTGCTAGATTGTTATCATATCATTTGCGAAAACAGATTTATAAGTCTTACAAACCAGACAAACTCTTTTCGCATTACAAGAAGGTTCGTGACCTTGGTTTCTATACTGCAGAACTAGGAACCGCATTCAGGCCAGAAGAATGGGCAGAACTCAACTCTTATATCAAACACGAGCGGGATGATATCATCCCCTTTATTGGCATGGAACAGTTTCGTAGTAAGTATCTGGTAAGAAACCGAGCAACCAAAGAAATCCTTGAAACGCCTCAAATGGCAATGATGTTGATTGCCATGACGCTGTTCATGGATGATACTAATATTCATTGCTCTAGTTCACCAGACAGAATTGACCTTATCAAAGAATTCTATGATGCGATTTCAACCTATGAAGTGACACTTCCGTCACCTATCATGGCAGGTGTTAGAACTCCTGAGAAACAATTCGCTTCATGTATCCTTGTTGATTCGGATGACAGCTTGGATAGTATCATTGCTACCAATGGTGTGATTGTCAAGTATGTTTCAAAGAAGGCTGGGCTTGGTATTGGTGCTACCAAATTACGAGCGCTAAATGACCCAGTAAGAGGAGGCGCTGTCGTTCACACTGGTAGTATTCCTTTTATCAAGACATTTGAATCGAGCATTCTATCTTGTTCGCAAGGTAGTATGAGAAGAGGTTCAGGGACTGTAAACCTTCTGGGATGGCATCTTGAATTTGAAGAACACATTGCACTGAAGGGCAATAAAGGCACGGAAGAGAATTCGGCAAGGCAGCTCGACTACGTTATCCATCTGAATAGGGTATTGTATGAGCGACTTCTGACTGGTGGAAACATCACTCTTTTCTCACCTAAAGACCACCCTGAAATGTATGAAGCATTCTATACAGATGTTGATAAGTTCAGAGACCTGTATGAGAAGGCTGAAAGAAGCCGGTGCAGAAAGAAAACAATCCCAGCAGCTGAATATTTCTCATCATTGATAAGAGAAAGAAAAGAAACTGGTCGTGTCTATATTATGAATGTAGACAACGTGAATAACCAAAGCGGTTATATCAAAGAAAAGTGTCCAGTAGTTATGACCAACCTTTGTGTTGAAATTAACCAGTTCACTATTCCTCTTGAACACCTATATGACGAACAGGGTGAAATCGCTCTATGTACTCTTGCAGCACTAAATGTTGGTAAACTTAAGACTCCAGAAGACTTCCAAAGAGCGGCTAGAATTCTAGTAAGAGCTCTTGACAATCTTCTTTCTTATCAGGACTATCTATTGCCAGCAGCAGAAAATTGCGGCAAGAAGAGACGTTCGATTGGTATTGGTATTACTAACTTCGCGTATTGGTTAGCAAAGAATGGTTTGACTTATTCTGACCCTGACCTTTCCAAGGTAGAGCAATTGGCTGAAATGTATTCATACGCTGTTATCAAGGCTTCGAGTGATTTGGCAATCGAACGTGGTCCTTGTGAAAAGTATGAAGATAGTATCTATTCACTAGGTCAAGTG